TTTTGCCATTAAGCTTCGCACAGTCATTCTTAATGTTTCATTTTCAGCCATTATTTCGCCGTTAGCGACACGCTCTGCTGTTTCATCTACCGTTAATCCAGTAGCGTCTGCTAATCTCTGCAATTCTGCTTGAACAGCTTTCCCACCTCGCGGGCCAAAAACATTTTTTGCTGTTGATATTAAAAAATTAGCTCCAACCGCGACAGGGTAAGTAGCCGCTTGAGCAACAGGCCCAAAAGTAGCCCCTAAAGCTGTTCCCGCAGCAGTGCCTTTCAGCCGTTCAGCAGCACCACCTTCTGATGTTCCAAACCCATAAGCCGCACCTTCAACAGCACCAATTTTAGCTGCTTGTTTTGCACTTTCTGCAATCTTTTGCATCCGCGATGCGGTGGCGGGCAAACTTGATCCTCTTGTCGCAAATGCAGCCGCAGCAGCAGGAATTGCAGCACCACCTATTTCTGAAACTGCGGAGCCTATCGGGAACTGCTGACGATATTGATCCAGCATTTGACGCTCACGACCTAACGCTTCATAATATGGCGCACTTGCTTCACTTTCTTCACCGCTAACCGCTGCTGCTAAAGCTGCTTTAGGTGATGATGCAGCCGCAATCGCTTCATCTGATAACCCAAAAGTAGCGCCTTGCAATGCAGCGCGACCAACTCTACGCGGTTTGACAGAATTATATATTTCTTCTACCGCATCGCTGCGCTCTACTAATGACATAGATTGCCATTTTTCTTTATCTTTTATTGTAATTGGTGGCAAACCTTGAATGAAGATTTCATTACCGACTACTCTTACATCTGGTTTGACAGCCATGAAAACACCTATTTTCCAAATTCAACGGTCAAGCCGTTGCTTGTTGTAATTGTTTTGCCATCACTTGTTGCAGTAAAACCACCAGCATCTTCTATTAATTGCTTAATGCTTGCGACTGTTGCATTTTGCTCCCACATTTGGCGATCAACATCTAGCATTGCTCTTTCTGCCTCGCTTATAGTTAAACCGCCTTGATCTTTTGGCATTCCAACCCTTGTAGCAATTTCTGATTTACTTTGTATAATTGAGTTCTTTGCCAACATTAAATCAAGCAATGCAGCATTAGCCTGTGGTGAATTTTTCAAACTACCCAAACTATTTAACATTCCAGCATATTCTATATCAGATGTTGAACCTGACCCTTCAACACGCAGTTGAGGCGCAAGCTGTGTGCGTAAAGATTGAATAGCAGCACTGACATCAGTAGCCTCTGGGAACAATTCCAGAAGCCTTCCTGTAATTGGGCCATTTGGCGCAACCTGATACAATTGCTTTAACGCATTAATAGTTAAATTATTTGCACCAGCCTGACCCGCTTTCTGTTGTATCTTTGCAAACTCTGTACCTAATCTTTCGTATTTCTTTTTGAAAAACTCATCTTCTGCCCCAGCGGGGCCACCAAGATTTATTGTTTGGCCGCTATCAGCAAACTTTAAAGCTTCTTCCTGCGTCATCCCTAACTGATTGACCGCATATTCATAAGCTTGCACTTTGCTTGGCTTCTTAACCTTACCAGCCGCCAACATTGCCCTAGCATTTGCAGCAGCTTCAGTCTGGCGCAATCTTTCGTTAGCTTGCATTTCAGTAAGATACCCTGAGAAGCCTTGAGAAGCGTCCAGAGCGCGTGACTGAACTGCCTCTAAATACCGTTGAGCTACCTTATCACCCGCCTCTGCGCGTTTCTGTAGCTCTGCTATGGTGCGATTGCGAGCCTGACCCTGCATTCGCTGCTGGCCTCTCGCCATCATCTCTGCGCGATAATTACCAGATTGCGGGTTCATCGGATTAAGAACAGATGCAGCCATTCCAAGCTTATTCATAAAGTTTAAGCCGGTTTCCTCATCTGGCTTTCTCATACGGCTAAATAACCCTAAAAGCCCGCCTTGGTTTGGATCCATTGTCATCTAATAATCTCCTAAGCGAAAGCCCCAGCAGCTTGAAAATAATCAAGAAATCCGGGCCGATAGCTGGAGGTTCCCTGCTGCCCTTGTAAGTTTGGAACACCAGAAATAGACCCTAAAAATGTTGCTAAACCTTGCTGTGGAGCGCCAGTATATCCCGCATATTGCTGCTTCCCTGCGTTAATAAGATCCTGCATCATCTGCTGCTGCATCGCACCCTGCATCATTTGCTGGTTTTGTATGCTTTGACCATATCCAAACGATTGCTGGCCTAAACCAGCCATTTGCTGCGCAGCGCCTAGATTTTGCTGATTGGCTTGCAAACCGGCTTGCTGATTTAATTGTTGAGCAGTCATGCCTTGTTGCGCACCAAATTGAGCCGCTTGATTAGCTGCCATTTGATTTGCTGCATTTACAGATTGCTGTTGCCCCACATCAAACTGAGAAGCACCTAAAGCAGTATTAAACCCTTGTGATCTTAATCTAGCTGTTTGATCTAATGCTTGTTGCGCAAAATTCTTATTAGTTTCTGCCTCAACTAATCCATGCCTTGACCCACCAAAAGCGTTTGCAGATGTTGCTTGCGCTCCTGCCGTATTCATGGCTTGCTGACGCGCACCTTCTACATCCCGCAAAGACGCTTGCACAACTTGATTTTCATATGGGTTTTGATAATTAGCCATTCCAGACGCAGCCGTTGCTGGCCCCTGCTGCATTGACGCACCATATCCTAAACCTTGCACTTGCTGCGGCCTGTAGCCCATTTGCGCCTGTGTTCCAGCCAATGCTGTTTTTTGTGCGTTAGCCGCTTGCGTGTAGGGATCTTGCGCAATTGCTGGTGGCATCGGCCTTTGTCCAACGCCCAACATATTTGGGCCTGTTCTGGTAGATGGCATCTGTGACATTGCTGGGTTTGCTGAACCGCCCATATTATTTGCCTCCGCTTCTGCCGCCGCCCTGCATTTCTAATGCAACAGGCTGATTTGATGGTGCGCGACTTCCCATTTCTCCCGTGACGGGATCTATTGAAAAGCTATTCAAATAGTCATATTGCGCTGGTCTATTTTCTTGCAATTTCTGTTGAGCTTGCTCAAATATTGGCGCTGAAGAATATCCAGAAACACCACCAGCATATTGCGTTGGTTCTGGCAGATATGATTGCTGCTGTCCATCTGGCCCTGCACCAGTAGGCATTCCAAAAGCGCTTGCCATTTGGTTAGTGCCTTGAAAAGAGGCTTGCTGCATCGGGCTAAACGCTGCAACATCAGGCCCATAGTAAGGAACATAACCCGTTGAAGCAGCATCGCTGCCCATTCCAATGCCCTGCTGGTACGCAGTTTCTAAAAATTTAGGAACCGTTGGCTTTGTACTTGTGTCAGAGCTTCCACCGCTTCTGCCGCCCATTTTTATATCTCCTTAATAAAACTCGCATACAGCATTTTCCAATCTAACGGCGCTAAAGGTTTTTTCCACCCAATGCGCCCCGCCATGATTGCTGCTGTGCAATTTTGTTCTTTGGCCCAAGCCTTAACGTCTGTATCCATGTCTAATATTTGATCCAATTCGCCACCAGCCAAAAAGATATTTAAAACTCTCTTTCTAGGATATACCACAATTTCAGTAACAATACACCCCTTGGGCGCGGGCCATAACTGCATACGCCCCTCTATGATACCTTTTTCAATATCTTCCCATTCGTGAGTGCCGCCACAGTAAGCAAGCGCATCTTCTATCCATTGCCTACAGCGTTCTAACTGGCTTATTGGTGTAAGATCATTCATAAGATCACCACGACGAAAGCGCTACACGCTTCCATATTGCTGTACTACCATCATGTGATGCCGTGCAGATGTAAATATAATTTGTATCCCAACTTATCATTCCAGAAACATCACCAGCAGAACCAACATTAGAAGCTGGCACAGATTGCTGCGTTGCTAATTGCCTAAATGATCCATCTAAAGAAACAACAGCATATTTTTTGCCTTCATCCCAAAGAAAAACACCATCTTCTGATGGGTTGTCGGAAGATCCTTTAAAAGCAATTTTAGATAAGTTTCTTTGCAAGTATTGAGATAGCTGCCTCCCCCATTCAGCCAAATCTACACCTATCGGCGGGGGCAATGGACTAGGCATTATCTTTTACCCGCTGGCAAAGTATCAACCCTCATGTTTCCAACACGCCAATCAGCGTTTGTTACTCCCTCAATCCTCATTCTCATTTGACGACCAGAAAACCTTACACCTGTAGGATTGGCTGGTGCATATGGCCCATGCTCTTGCTCAGACCCATTTGGATAAAACCTTGTTTTAAATTTTACTTGCACTTGGCCCTGCGTAGCCTCATCAGGAATAAGCTGCATCACATTCATAATGTTATCGCCATTACCTAATGAAATAGGGCCGGTTTCAGCAAAAACTGATTGGCTGTCGTATGCGTGTCCAACCTCATGCTCATATAATGTTTTATTATTTCCAGCAAGCAAAGCAAACCTAAATACGCCTCTTGCAACACCAGAGGATCGGCCAAGATCACCAATAACCCAATGGTTTTCTTGGTAATCAAAAGCCACATATTTATCTATATCTGTGCTACCAGCAGAGCAATAAAACCACCAAATTTCATTATACTCTGTATTTGCCCACGCCCAAACTTGACTTTGTTGCGACCTATTAAAATCGTCAAAAACATGATCGTGAACATCGCACGGCAATTCTCTAACACCATTGCCATCAAAATGATGAAAGCCCCGCTGACCCATCCAAAAAACACCGGCATCAACATCAGCAGCCGCTTTTCGTGAAATTGAACCACACGCAGTTCCTACTCTTTGGTTTGAGTAAACATACGGTGGCCCCAAATATCTCATGGCATGAGCGTCTACATCAGTAATAATTAAAGTTTGCCCGCGTGTTCTAATCCCTTGCATAATTTGCCCAGATGTTTGCAGCAAAATATCACCAGCTTCATTTGTCGTGGCTGGCGTCCATATGGTGTTTGCCTCACGATCACACCACTGAACTTTTCTAGGATCATCGTCAGCACCCAAAGCAAATATAAATCGTTCTTCTGTAACGACTAAACCTAAATTTTTAGTTGGTGCGTTTGTCAGAACAGAAGCCGTAGAGGGATTGGCTGATTTATCCCAATACCAAATTCTGCCATCTGATGAAGAACATGCTATTAAATCCTCACCCCAATTATCTATTGACCAAGTTGTAGCTTCGTCAAAGTTACCGTCATTGGGCCGCGCTGTTCCATATTCAGTTTCACCATAATCACCATAACCATATCCAGTAA